AGTGGCTTAACTGACTGGCATTACACGTTATCGTGCCTTGTTTTTTGAACGCTCCGCGCGCTGACGGCGTAACTCTTTAGGGTCTGCCAGCAACGGTCGATAAATTTCCACCCGATCGCCATCGCTGAGTACATCAGTCAGTTTCGCCGGGCGGCTAAAAATGCCGATTTTATTAACGCCAAGATCAATATCCGGGCGCAGGGCCAGCAAGCCGGATGCCTGAATAGCCTGCTCCGCCGTGCTCCCCGCTTCCAGCGTCAGCGGTCGCAAATACTGGCGTTCCGGCAACGCGTAGACCACTTCGACACGAATCTCAGGCACAATAGACCTCTTTGGCGCGCAGGGTGAACGCCTGCACCATGTTGTTGGCCAATTCTTTGAAAATCTTGCCAAATGCCATTTCAATCAACGCATTTTTGAATTCAAAATCCAGATTCAACTCTACCTTACAAGCGTCATCGCTCAGTGGCGTAAAACGCCAGTCACCAGTCAATTGACGGAACGGACCGTCAACCAATCGCATTAAAATACATTGATTATCAATAAGCGTATTGCAGGTGGTAAACGTCTTGCTGATACCGGCTTTCGACACATCAACCGCTGCCGTCATTTCGCTCCCGGAGGAAGACAGTACCCGGCTACCTGTGCATCCAGGCAAAAAGGCCGGGTAAGACGAGACATCATTCACTAATTTATACATCTGCCCGGCACTGAACGGGACCAGCGCAGACCGGCTGATTTTAGGCATACAATTTTCCGTGATTCATAAAACGCGCAAAATAATACCATTGATGAGCGGTCAGACAAAAATTCTGCGAGGGGCATCGCACCCATTCACAAAGAACGGTATGAATCCCGGCGAGGGATTTCATTCACGACGACAACCAGTATAATGACGGCACTATGACAAAGAAAAAAGCACATAAACCCGGTTCTGCCACCATTGCGCTCAACAAGCGCGCCCGCCATGAATACTTCATAGAAGAAGAGATTGAAGCCGGATTGGCACTTCAGGGGTGGGAAGTCAAATCACTGCGCGCAGGCAAAGCCAATATCAGCGACAGCTATGTGTTGATGCGTGATGGCGAAGCTTACCTTTTCGGCGCCACATTCACACCGCTGCACGGTGCTTCCAGCCATGTGGTTTGCGACCCGACCCGAACTCGTAAGCTGCTGCTCAACCAGCGTGAGCTGGATTCGCTGTACGGCCGAGTCAACCGAGAAGGTTACACTGTTGTAGCGCTGGCGCTGTACTGGAAAAACGCCTGGTGCAAGGTCAAGGTTGGCGTAGCCAAAGGTAAAAAAGAGCACGACAAACGCGACGATATCAAAGAGCGCGAATGGAAACTGGACAAAGCGCGCATCATGAAAAATGCCGCCCGCTAACGGTCACTAGCTTAGCAGGCCATCTTTCTGTTATAATAAAAAAATATCTTGGGGCTGATTCTGGATTCGACGGGATTCGCGAAACCCAAGGTGCATGCCGAGGGGCGGTTGGCCTCGTAAAAAGCCGCAAAAAAATAGTCGCAAACGACGAAAACTTCGCACCTGCTGCTTTAGCAGCTTAATCAGCCTAAGAAACTGAAGGTGTCCTCTCTCCCTAGCCTCCGCTCTTAGGACGGGGATCAAGAGAGGTCAAACCTAAAAGAGATCGCGTGGATGCCCTGCCTGGGGTTGAAGCGTTAAATCCAATCAGGCTAGTTTGTTAGTGGCGTGTCTGTCCGCAGCTGGCAAGCGAATGTAAAGACCAGACTAAGCATGTAGTACCGACGGTGTAGGAATTTCGGACGGGGGTTCAACTCCCCCCAGCTCCACCAATTAAATCAAGGGGTTACGTGAAAACGGAACCCCTTTTTTATTACCTGTGGCGACAAAATGGCGACAGGCTTTCATCATACGCGCGGTCTTCTCTGTAGTTTCCCCTATTGCTTGTCATATTATTTAGCTTCTTTGAATCAAATAGGACTTGGTTTATGGCTTTAACAAAATGCAAAGAATGTAAGAAAGAAGTATCAACCTCTGCAAAAGTCTGCCCGCACTGCGGCGTTAAAAATCCTAGTACCACAGCCGGTCAGGCAATCGGCGGTTTTGTGGTCCTGGTGTTACTGGTTTGGGGCGCTATAAAAATCTTTGGCGGAAGTGATGACAAGCCCACCGCAAAAGCCGATACCCCAAAGAATTGTGCAGCAAATGACGGTCAATGCTTGTTTGATAAAAACTGGATTGAAGCAGCATCACGCTGTCGTCCTCTGATAGAAAAGTCATCCAAGTATGATTTCGAGTGGACTGACGGCATGATGACCCCCATGTTTTCACATTTCCGCCTGAACGAAGCCAAAAAACAAATGACGTTCATCGGTGACAAAGTGAAATTTACCAACGGTTTCAATGCAAAAATCACGATGACATACAACTGCTCCTATGACCTTCAAAGTAAGAGCATCGTCGATTTTGGGATTACCGAAGGCAAACTTTAAGCACCTCGCCCCGCCCTGGCGGGGTTCACATCGTTTCAGTTCCTGCAAACAGCCTCACTACTCCAAACCCGCATCATTGCTGCAAACCGCCCCAACCGAGGTAACCCCTCATGGACATTCAGGGATCCATCCCAAACGACCAAATCCATAAAAAACCATTATATTTCTGATAGTTGAAATTTCATGGTGATTAAGCCGAGATCCAAAAAACTGAAAAATGCTGAAATTCCTTTCACTGTTTTCAGTGGGCGTTCTTCCGCAAAAGCCCGGCGGCGGCGCGGGTTGGCGTTAGGTTTTGTAGAAAAATAAAACTGAAAAATCTTTGCGATCCGAAAACCGCAGGCGGGTGCGGTGTAGTGCCGATTTTGTCATGTGAGCGTTCATTTTGTTGGTGCGCTGGCTGCGTCAGCGGGGTACAGGCAGCGGTGCAAGGGGTTGGCATGGCGGCGAGGCGGCCGGGAAAGGGCGTGGCATAGCGGCCCGCTAAGCGCGTCAGGTGAGCGTAAAAAAGCCCGCACGCGGCGGGCTGGGTAGGTGGGGATCGATCACCCGATTATCGGGCTGTACTTGTCTTTGAGTGTGCCGGTACGGCGGCCGGTCTGCTGTATCTCGCCCGCATTTAACGGGGTGCCGGTGTTAGGGTGCGTGTGACTGGCCGTCTGCGTCGCCAGTTCCTGAATCACGTCCAGCGTGTCCAACATCAGCGTCATGACGTTGACCTGCTGGCTACCGACCCACACCACTGGCGCCATCAGTTCCTGACGCGCACCGGCAATGCTGCGGCGCAGTTGCCCTATTTTCTCGGTCAGCGACTGTCCTATCTCTACCGTCGCTGACTGGCCCACACTGGCCGTATAACCGGCCTGCGTAGCCAGGCTATAATCCCCTTGGGCGATTTGCACGATGGCACCGGCCTGGAGCGTGTGGGTACCCAGCACCGTGGCGCTATCCGTCGCTTTAATCAGGGTTTCTCTGGTAACCAGCGTGCGCCGTTCTTCATCTGCGCTCACCTCCCGGTGCATTGACGATTCCCTGATGGCCTGATCCGTCTTCCGCTCCCAATCCCCGGCGACCGTCACACGCTGCGAAACCTCCGCCCGCTGTTGCTGTAACTGCTCCCCCGGCTTGATATCAGGCAATGACTGACCACTGGCCACGGTCTGACGTACAAACGGTTTATCCGGCCGGCCGCCGGTAAACCCGACCTCGACCAGCGTACCCGGCGGCGGAAACTGGAATAGCCCGGCCTCACTCCCGGCCATAGGTACCGGTAGCGGTACTGCCGGATACACCGGCGTATCTTTCGCCGGTTTACCGTCTGCATCCAGTAATTGCAGGTCAACCGCATAACGGGGCCGGAAAGGGTCGGCGATATTACCGCTGCTGACCGCTTCTGATGGCGCTTCCACGCGGGCAAACTTCGGCAGATGCAATCCGGCCGACAGTTCAGGATAAGCAGTATCGATCTGACGCTGGGCAGGGCTGCGCTGCGCCGCCTTGCCGGTGACAGTGCTCACCGGCACCCACTCTATCGTCATGCTTTCGTTGAGCAACTGCACGCGGGAAAGGCGCTGCTGGTTAACCACCGCGCCGGGCCTGACGGACTGTATCAGTGGCAACGTCATACTATTACCGGCGGCCTGCGCCTGGCTGAACTCCGCCGGAATGCTGACCGGCGCACCGGCCAGCAGGGAATCCGCCCAACTGCCGAGATATAACGCACCATCCGGTAACGGTTGCCAGACGTAATCATCAATCCCGAACGCGGCCCCGATATTGGCCAGTAACTGATGGCCGCTGCCGCTATGGGTAAAGTGCGGGATAGGTTTACTCACATACGCCGCGTCCGGCAATTGTACCGTTAACCCGCTGTGCTCACTCAGCCAGTCCGCCAGTTGCCGGAGCGTCGGATGCTGAAACGAACACGGCCACATCCGGTCAAATACGCCCGCCAGTTCGCGCACAAACAAGCGTTGATAGCCATTTTCGGCGGGTTGGCTCCGCTCGACGTAACCGGTAAACCAGCGCAACACCAGATCGGTATAGCCCACATCCAGCCTGACCAGTTTGCCGGTATAATCCTGCTCAGTCTCAACCGTGATAAATCCCCGGCCACAGGCGTTTAACTCCAGTACCACATTGGCGTCCACAACATGTACCGCATCGCCAGATAACATCAGTCGCGTAATCGGTCGCATGGCTTACCCCAGCGCGTCATTGACCGGTTTCAGCACTTTGCGCTCAAACCAGCTTAATTTTTCACCACCCTCACCGGCAGCACTCCCCTGCCCCGGTGCCTGCTTCTTCGTTTCTGTTTGATTGCCTGCGCGGGCGTCCCGCTTTTCCGATACGCTGATATGTTCGCGCAACGTAAACGTCACCAGCCAGGCTTGTTTGCCATCCTGTTTTGGGGCGTCAATCGACCCGGTGAAGGTGGCCAGCCGGAAGTTGATCGCCTGCGCGGTGAGGTTGGCCACGCGATAGCGTTTCAACTGGTCGCCTTCTTTGGCTTCCGCCAGGGCAAACAGCCGGGTTAACACTTTCGCCTCAGTAAACGGAATTACACCTGACACGCGCAGCTCTTTGGGCTTGATACCCTGCTCGGCGTTAGCCGTGCTGGACGTTTGCCCGGACTGGTCTTTTTCTTCGAATTGCATTGAGGGCGTGACGGTCAAGCCACGCAAGGGGATAGCTTCGCCATCAAGGGCGAGTGTAATTATCTGGCTCACGGATCATGCTCTCCAACGCATCCAGCTCTTTCCCTGTAAACATCATGGCAGCGGTATAAATTGCAGACGGTTGAGGGATATTTTTCAGCATCTCCGCCGCTATCACACCCATCGCACCCTGCCCGGTAAAAACCCACGCCAGCGCACTACGCTGGGCCATCTGCTGCATGGTTTTACTGATTTCCGATAAAGCGGCCTCGCGCTGGGATGTAAAGCGCTCAGCCATCCCCTTCAGCGCATTCAGCCCCATCGGTACAGCGGCCTGCTGCTGCGCCGCTGCCATACGCTGGGCATTCAACGCCTGGCGGCAGCTGGCCACCGACAACGGCGCGGCGGCGGGGAACGTGCAGTTTTTGGCCGGGATTTGCATTTTCACTGTAGCCAGCTCCGCCATAGCCCGCGCCTGTCGGGCAACCTGGCTCAATGCCGGAGCGGGGAAAACTACCGTTAGTGCATCCAGCGCTTGCAGGAATTCCCCCAGCCCACTCCCGCAGACCATCCACACGCACACGGTCAGATTATCCGCCGCAGTGCCTAGCCGTTCAGCCAGGTAAGCCACCGCATTGGCCGGACTTAAATAATGGCCGTTATCGGTCACGTTACCCACGCCATAGATCCACGGATGAACCGGCAACACCGAACAGGTCAACGGCGGCAAAGCGGACGAGAGGCAAAGATCAGCCTGTCGCCACGTCATACCGCCGGAGTCTCCGGCCAGACGATATCCGGGGCCGTATTCACATCCACCCGGTTTAACAGCACGCGATACTCTTTCCATTTACCCAGCAACGCCTTTTCTTCCTCGGTTGCCAGTTCCATGTCCACCGCATCGCTTAACGCCTGAATGCGGGTATTGGCCGTAGTAAACCGCTCGTTCAGTTCCTGCATTGCGCTATTCACATACGCCTGATGCTGTGCATCCGTATCCGTCACCCATTTTTTGCCATTCCAGATATCAAATTCCGAAACGGGCGCTAACAGCGTTAGCGTTTCCGGCAACTGGCCAGGCACGGTGATTTCAGTACTGAGGCGGGTTTGCGTATCATAGGCCACCCTGCCGCGATAATCCGGTACACTCATCCACGAAAGCCCATCGGCAGCACGGCATAACGCCTTTCCTTCTGGCGGTAACTCGGGTGCATCACTATAGCTGTCAGCCGGAATGCCTACCCCGGCCATCAAATATTCATAGCTGGCCCCGCGATATTCCCGCGTTTTGGCATCAACATGAAAGACGGTGATCCACCCCGCCATCATAGCGTGACCGTCTTTATCTAACGTCGTTTCTTTAACATTCACTGAATAATTCGCCATCAGGCAGCCCTCACGATGTAGTTGAATGCAACGTTGCGGGGCCGGGTTTCTTTACTCCCTTCTGCTGTTCCGCCGCTGCTGATTTCATTTGAATACCCGACTGTTGGCGTTGACGTATATTGTGACAACAAACCGATCCCGGTATTCATACCGGTTTGCAGAGGATTGCTGTTCACCATTGTGCCAACATGTTTATGGTCTTGAACGGTTTGGGTCTGTGCAGACAATAAACTGCGCCCGGCATCAACTCCTCGTCCATCATCCCAACCCCGGATAAATTCACCGCGCAGATCAGGTAAAAAACCCGACAGGTAACGCCCAGCTAATAGGGGATACATCGATTTATTGAAGGACTGCCCATTACATTTCAGCCACCCGTCAGGGGCTGTTGCGCCGGGATAAGGCAAGGGGATACCTACCAGTTCATTTTCTAATTGGGTGATACGAAGCGTTTGTCTGGCTGTGTCGGTATCCATTACCGCAAGCTGACCCAACCCTAAATTTTTTCGGCTGGCTTCTTTATCACGTAATGCGGCCAGATTATCGTCCTTACGAAGATAGAGGGTCTGCGCATTTTGTTCTGCCAGGCTTCCTTGTTTACGCCAGTCGGTAATATTGCCGTTTTCATCAATATCCGCGACAGGAAGCAAATAGTGCTGAACACCATCACGTATTTCATGATCTGCCGAGTTGGCAACAACGATCTGGCTATCAACCGCCCATGCCTGTGTGAATTCACCACGCCAGCACACATCCAGAAAGACACGAGTCGGCAAGGCATCCACCGTAATTTTTAGATCACTCGACAGCCAAGCACGCAGCCCAGCGGCATACGCCACTCCGGCTTTTACAACATACGCATTGCCATCTTTGACAACCTGATACGCATTACCAAAAAACGCGGATGAACCATACCTATCCATATTTTCAATGCGGATACGCTCATCAATCCCTGCCAGACGGGCCGAAAAATCAATCTGCCAGGTATCGGCTGTCACGTTGATTTGCGTGGCAGCGGCCGCGCCATCAAATTGCATCATGAGATTACGGGTCAGGCTGTTGCCCTGCTGGCCGTTTCGGGTCGCCAGTTTCTGCTGGGTGCGTACATGCACAATCATCAAAACGGTATTCGTTTTGCTGTCCAGCAGGCCAATCCAGTTGTAATCCCAATCCCCCACGGTGGTATCCAGCACCACCGAATAAACCACCGCGTTTTCATTCAGGACACCGGCCTGGGTAATGGCGGCGGTATGCTGAATCTGATCGGCAGGCGGTAGCCCTTCATTTCGGTCTACCGGCACCGATTCATCCTGACCCGGAACCCGCGCAAAAACGACCTGATCGGGCCGGGCTGCCGTGCCGTCTAAAACCCGCTGAACATTCCACGTTTCAAACGCATGGGTAATCACACTCTGCGCCATAATCCCTCTTACACGTTGGCTGAATAATATTCTGTCGAAGCGGATGTGCGCACAGGGTGCAACGCAACACGCGCCGTTACCGTTCCGGCCGGCATCAAGCTGACTGCGTGGTAGTATTCTGCGTTGTGCTCAAACTCCCCGCACCGGACTGACTGGGTTTCCCCATTCCAGAGGTCAAACACATAGCGGCGGCAGGTGCGGCCGTACTGCCTGACCAGACTCATCATCAGGGCGTTATAACCGCTTAACTGCTCATCGTTGATACGTACAAGGATCACATCCCAGTCATACCCCGGTTGACGCTCGGCCAGGGTGACAGCACCAATGCCCAGCCGCTCAAAAATGGCGATAAACCCCGCGACGCTCCCCGAGTCCTGCGCATTCACAAAGGCGTACTTCACCCGGCGACGGAAAAGCGTTAGCGCTTCCCCTTTCAGCCGCGAAATATCGCGCTGATACGCCAGTACGTTCAGCAACGGCTCCGCGCAGGTATCGACGTCCAGTTGCTGCAACGGCCAGCGCAGCCAGTCATTGACCTGCAACCAATAGGCTTTGCTGGCATTCAGCAGCGCGGCGGGCTCGCCCTTATCCATCCATGACGGCAGTCGCAGGCCCGACAGTTGTTCTTTAAAATCAGGCATCGGCTATTACCACTGTCAGCGAGGCGAGACGCGGCACATTAAGCCCGCTGACAATATCGCCCAGGGAAAAATCCAGTGACGCAATCAGCGGAAACGCATCATGTAATTCCTGTGCCAGCGTGGAAAAGGAGAAACGCGACCAGGGCCACGTCTTTGCCACGTCATACCCGGTGTTTTCCCGAAAGGCACAGCGGACTAAATCCTGGCATCCGCTACGCAACGCGGCTAACGCCTCATCCGTCACGTTCACCAGATTGCGCACATAAACCGTCACGGTTAACTCATGCTGTGTTTCCGGCAATGCCATACAGCGCAAATCATCACCGTGGCCGTGGTGCCCCTGTGCCGTGATGTAATCATTCACCGCATCGATAAAGGGCTGTGACACTACCCCCGAATCCAGCAACAAATAAGCATTGGCGGTGCCCGGCCCACGCGGGGCGTCATGCTGAAAGAAAATCCGATCAATGCTCAATCCGGCCACCGCCGCAATCATGCTGCGATACACCGCGTCGGTGTGGTAATTCCCCACCAGATTGAACTGGTTGCGGCAGCGCTCACGCAGATCATCATCGGATTCTTCATCCGCGCCGGGCGTCAGCAACCAGTCTTCTTGATTCTCCACCCGTTCAATACCGGCAACCCCTACCGGTAAAATCCGGTAATAACCGGGGGCCAGATTGAATGCCCCACCGTCTGCCGTGGCGGTCACTGGGACGTCAGCACTGGCCAGACCGGCGGCAATCACGGTATCCACCGATACCGCCACACTGAAAACCGTGCCGTTAATGCGTTCAGTCTGAATCAGCGTACCCGCCGGGATCACCACTGCCTGTGCTGCATCCGACTTATAGAAACGGACAACGCCCGCTGCCGCCGTGGCCGCCTTGCGCGACAGATTGACACCCCAGGCAAACAGATTGAGGAATGGGCCGGACGCCGTAGCCAGATACATATTGGCCAGTACCACGCTGATCAGAACATCTTTCAGCCAGATAACCGGCGTTGTCGCCATAACCGAAATCAGCCGCCAGAATGGCGACATCCGCGACGTGTTAGTGACCAGACCGGATGCCGTCACTTGTGCCTGAAACTGTTCCGTTACCGTCTCGGCCGTCACCGGCATTCCGGCCTCTTTCAGCACCTGCTCATAATCAATTTTTGGCTTTTCCGTCATACGTCCACCCTGGCCGTGATCGGCCCGAAATCATAGGTTTCCGCCGTCACCCACAGCCGGGTCGGGCTTTCTTCGCTGATCACCACCGTGCCGGGGATAATCCGTTCATCGTCTTCCACCAGAATAATCATTTGCGTCAGCACATCGGCTCGCAGCGTCGGGCTGCGCTCGGCCACCAGTTTGGTGGTCAGCCCGCTTTCAATAATGGCATGCACGCAATCCTGACCAATACTGATCCGGTTATTGCAAAATATCGGCTCACGCCCCGAATTCAGGCTGAAATCACGTTCTGTAATTAGCAGGTCAATATATTTCACGTCATCCATTACCGCAGTGCTTCCCATTCCGTTAATTGCTCAGGGGTAAATCCTTTATTGGCGTAAATCGTCAGGTTTTCGACTTTTCGGCTGTTGTCGGTGTAATTCTTCGCATTGCTGTTACTGATATCCCGTTGCAACCCGCCCGAATCAATCCCCTTTATTTTCCCACCCGTTAATAAACCCTCACCGCCCGGCCGGGGAACAGACTCAGGCATGGCGATATTGATCCCCGGAATTGCGTTTAGCTTTCCAATAATCCAGCGGTAAGACGAATTGAACGACGCTAAAATACCGTCCCACAACCCGGAAAATATCTCCCCGACGCCATCAGCCATTTTTCCCATCGTCTCGGTCAGGGAGAAACTCCCCATCGCATTAACAACACGGTTCCAGCCATCAATAATGGCTTTCCACGTCTGGCTAAATATCTCCGCAACCCATTGCACTTTTTCCGCAACGGTTTTCCACATGTCGGTCTGAGTGATGGCGTTTTTTATGCCATCCCAATGCCGGATCAGCAGAGAGCACCCGGCGACCAGCAAGGCGACGGCACCGATAATCAGCAACACCGGCCACAGCGCGATATTGAATGCCATGCCGGTTAACAGGCTGGCCATACGAACGGCCAGCAGTACACCGCGCAAAATACGCATCGTCGCCGCCCATGCCAGCACGGCCTTGTTATACAGCCAGATAACACCGACATGAATTTTCATGATGGCGGTTAGCCCTTTCCATAACCCTTTCAGGCCACCGAGCATAAACACAGAAACACCCATCACGATATTGGCGATAGCCCCCGCACCGGCCAGACTGAGTACAGCCAGTACGCAATAACCAATCACCCGCGTGATATTCGGGAACAAATTCAGCCACCTGACCAGTACCTGCCCGCCGTCCGCCATCTTGTTGATCAGCGGGTACAACACCGGCAGCAACGTGGCCCCCATCGCGGCGCGGATGGCGTACCAGATAGCGGTCAGCCGTTCCCAGGGGCTGGTCATCTTCTGCGCCATTTCCGTGGCCCGCGTCATACCGTCATTACTGCCCAGTTCGGTGATATGCCGCTGCAAGACGCCGACATTGCCATACAACTGCTTAATGACCGCCGCACTGTCACCAAAGGCATCATCCAGATCAGACTGGGCTTTCAGATTGCCCTCAATGCTCGCCCCGTATTTCCCGCGCAATTTCTCCAGCATCGCCGGCATGGTCAGTAACTTGCCGTTGGAATCTTCAAACGACAGCCCCAGTTTTTGGGCACCCTTGACCGCCCCGGACAAAAAGCCTTCATACGCGCTGGAGGCTTCCGTACCTAATGTGCGTTGTAGCTCACCCATCACGGCCAACTGCTCATCCATACCAATGCCATAGTTGGTACCGACCCCGCGCGCGCCTTCCATCAGGTCTTTAATCGCCCCCAGCTCAACACCGAAGGCATTACGCATATAGGCGGCCTTGCCGGCCAGTTGCTCCGCAAACTGCACATTACCCATTGATTCGGCATCAGAGCGAAAGTTGGCAAACATCTGCCCCATGAATTCGGACGATTCGTCCGCTGTGGCTTTCAGCGCTGCCGCCATCACATTGGATGCCCTGACCACCCCCGGCAAATCCTCTTTGGTCAGGGTGCCGACCGCCGCATTAATCCGGGCGGTCGATTGCACATACTCCAGCGCCGAACGCCCGTACTGGGTGCTGAATTTCAGCGCGTTGGCATTAATCTTCTGTAACGCCGAATCATCGACGCCACGCGCTGACGCTTCGACCATTGCGCCGTGCATCTCAACCGCCGGGCCAAGCGCCCCCTGGATAGACATAGCGGTACCAATAAGACCGGCACCGCCAACCGCGATTTTAGAAAAGGCGTCCCGCGACGATTTCGCAAAGCCGGTGACCGCCGCCTGCGCCTGTTTTACCGGGCGGGTCAGCTTATCAATCAGACTTAATGTAAAATCGAGTTGCTTCATGAATCGCCTTTTAATGCCAGCGCAATCCCGTTCGCCACGGAAATACGCATATTTTCCCAGTGTGTATTTGCCAGCCAGACGGCGCGGGCCAGATTATCGGCATCATCATTTTCAGCCGGTAAATAATGCCGTCGCAGGGTTAATGCCTGTTCAAGAAAATTATTTTCGATGGCCCGCAGCCGCTGGGTTAGTTTTTTACTTCGATTTCCAACTTCGGTGCATATTGCGCATTAACCGCTTCGGTAATTTGCAGCGCGGCACCCGGCAGTTTTAATAATTCATCCAGCGTTTCTTTATCTTTGGCTACGACAATACGGCGAAGATACGTCACCGCCGGAGCCACTTTATTATCCATTGCCATATCATTAATCATGCCGTTATAGGCAACGGTATTCGGTTCAAACGACAATTCCTTGCCAGAAACAGATAAGGTAATTTTGCTCATTGCATGTTTTCCCGTTGGGTTATTTCATCAATTAACTGATTATGCCGGGCGGCACAATCCGCATAAATTTGCGGCCAACTGATTAACGGCTGCGCTGCATCATTGCCGGTGGTACCTGATAAGCGCGGCAGATTATTGACCGGACATTTCTTTTTCAGGTTTTCCTGATAAGACACGTTCGGTGTGATTAACGGCGTCGTTGTACAGGCTGACAAACTCAGCAGACAGGCACACGTTAGTAAAAACCGGTTTAACGATTTCCCGGTAAACGGTTTTATTCGGCACATTGCGTAATGCCTCCAGTTTCGATTCCAGCGCCTCGCCGGACTGGCTCGCCAATGCCTGTAACGCCTGGCGTGATTGCTCAGCGGCGGCGGTAGCGGCGCGAGTCACTGCCAGATCGATACTGTCGCGCTGCCAGCTCGCCGTTTGCCAGCCAGCGGCAAAGGCCACCGTCAATCCCGCCACAACCCGCCATAGCCCATCCATCAGCGTACCCCGTTGTGTTCCAGGCTAAAATGGTTACCATCTGGGCGTGAGGTAAAGCGCCCGCCCCAACACCCACCCAGCGATTCCCAGTATTCACCGAGCGGCAAATAGGCTTCCGTTCGGGTCTGGTATTCACCATCGATAAACAGATTCAGATCCACGGCCAGGCGTTGCGTATGCAAACTGTTGGCGATGCCGGACCCGCTGTGGGCATTCAGCTTCGCCTGTTCCAGTGTGCGGTATGCCTCGCCGAACGTCAGGCGATACCCCCGCTCTCCCGCCCACTGGATCAACTGTGCGACCAGTTGGGTAAATAACTGCTGTTTTTCACTTAACGTCATCTTTTGCGTCACTCCCTTTCAGCAAACCACTGCCACGGCGGCGCAGCCAGATTTCAACCGCCTGATGCCCGGCCACTCCCAGCGCCGCACCCAGCCCGGTGACCGCCATCGGCGGCAACCCCGGCACCCACACCAGCGCCGCTCCGGCCGCCATTGAGGTGGCCGATCCCAAAATCATCCGGCCGAAAAACAGGCGCGGCGTGATTTTTTCATCACTGGCCAGCAACTTACCCAGCGCAATCAGCGCCCCCAGCACCAGTAATCCCAGCGCGTTCTTTTCGTATTCCTGCATGACTGTCCTTAGCCGATCAGCTTTTCCGTCAGTTCCGATTCCAGATAGGGGATACCGTTGATGCGCACAAAATCCGGGCTGGTGACCACAAACTTAATCTTGTGTGACATCACGCTGCCGCCCTTCGGGTCAACATCCAGAATGTCACTCAGGATCAGCTTGCACCCGAAGGCTTCCACCTTCATTTCCTCGCTGCCCGCCTTGGCGTACCACATCAAGTCCACCGGATCGATACCCCGCCATGACCCGGCGCTGCTGGCTTTCGCCGTCACCACCGCCAGACTCTTGGTACTTAGCTCCATTTCACCTTCGGCGGCGACGTCACCGGCCACCCAGCCATCGGGGATGCCCTGCGTCTGCGCGGCGGCGGTGTTATCCGTGATACTCAGCGAGACTTTTTCCGCGTGAACCAGTGCGCCGTCCATATTGAAATCAAACGACTGGCCCGAAATCCGTTTTGTCATGCGCTACCCTCCAGCGACATATCCAACACCAGACTGACCGTGATCCCTTTCGGGCATTCGTAGGTACGGACAATCAGATAAATTTCCACCGCCGTTTTAGAGCGCCACGCGATGACCACATCCCCATCCTTCGGCGGCTTCACTTCCCCCGGAAAGGTGATGCCATTGATTTGGGTGCTGCGGGACATGTCACGCAACGTTTTGGCAAAGTACCCCTGATGCGCCGCGATACTGCCCGGCGTACTGTTCAGGCTGCGATCGGCGATTTTGGCAATCGCCTGCAACCGGATGCGCCGCGCCACCTTGTCCACGACGCGCAGGTTTTCAATGGCCTGATAGTCGCCCCCTTCCACGTCCAGGGTGCGCCCATCTGACCAATAGTAGCCGTCATAGTCGGGATACCACATCGGCACGCTGTACCGCTGTTTTTCCAGTGCCTGCAACATCGCCAGATCCAATGTCACGCCGGCACCGTCCATCGGTAAATCCGTGCGCCCCATCGCCAGTAAGGCACCGGTTTGCACCCGCGCCGGGCTGTCGGCAATCGTCACCGCACGGTTACACAAGCGGCCAGCCAGCACGCCCGGCTCATTGCCCCACAGCCTCGGCACCAGTTGCACCGCCGGTGCCGCTGCACCGTTCTGTAAATTACTCAGGCTCTGTAAATACTTATCCCAGCCCTCCCCCTCTTTCGGGCTGTCAACCGCCAGAAGAAACCACACCCAGCGCCCGAATGCTGACACCAGTGTGGATCGCAAGCTCGATGCCTGGGCGATAATGCCTTTGGTGGCAGGCAGGGACACCACGACCCCTTCAACACTGGCGACCTGTTGGGCGGCAGTAACCGCGCTCACCCAGTCGCCTTTTGGCGGCAGCAGACAGACAAAAGCGCTCCAGTTCTGTCCCGCATTGACCATCGCGGCGCTGACGTCGCGTTTCAGTACCGAATCCGCCGCCCCCAGCACCTGATCCAGATCGCTTTGGGTATTGACCGGCACGGTTTTCACCGTCTCAACACTCCCTTCCCCGATAAAGAGCACTACCCGCTCAATCTCGCTGGTTTCGCCCTGTAGTTGGTTAACCTGGTTAACCTGAACCGTTGGCCAACTCATGCTTACCCCTTGATATCCTGCGCTTTCACATCCCAGCCAAAGCCAATGCCCTGTAGCTGCCGTGCCAGCGCTTTTGTAAACTCCGCATCGTTCATGCCCAAAAATGGCCGGGCAGGAACATCTACTGTCCAGGCGGTTTTGGCCGCCTTGCCGCTCAACTTACGGATGAGTAATCCCGCCTGCGCAAAGCTCAGGCTTTCCTCAATCTCCCGGTACGGCGGCTTTTTCCATCGCGCTCCGCGTTTTACCCGGTACCCCAGCGCCCGCAGTTTGCGGGCCTGTCGCCGCGTGGCCATCCGTCCCGGCTCAGGGCGTCCATTGCCAACCTGTGAACGCTTGACGGATACGCTCATGCCGTTTTGTTGGCTGTAGCCCACCACGCCCGCCGGTACCGGCGTTTTCCCGTTGCGATACCCGCCGCCCTGTAGATAAATCCGTACCGCCTGAATCTCTGGCATTTCGCGGATATGCAACAGGTTGGGCAGATTGCGCAGCATCCTGCCGCGTCGGTGGCCGCGTCGTGCCGCCCAGGCGCTGCCGTCCGGTGCCTGTTGCGCCCGGACGTTCCGTTTTGCCGCCGCAATCACCCCGTATTTCGCCAGCCGCCACAGTAAACGCTGGCGTTTTTTGGGCGGCAGCGTCAGCCGTTGCAATGCGGTGCGTAGTTCGGCCAGCTGTGACTGGCTCAGTTCGCCATGCACGATCATGACGCCCCGACCTCCGCCCCGTCGTCGCCGGCACCGAACAGATGCCCGGATGTGGCCTGCCAGACTTCCGGGCTGGTCAGACGCCAGCGCCGACCATCAAACGGGATGATCCCGTTGTCATCGGCCACAATCGCCAGTGATTCCGCCAGTTGCAGCGACACCACGACAATCGCGCTGTCCTGATCGCGCACGTCCACATCCAGTGTGGGCAACTCCATATCCAGCCCGGCATCCATGTACGGCACATCGTCCTGCCCCTCCTGCCAGACCAGTAACAGAGCGCACAGGTTGCGCGGGTCACACACCCGGTATGGCCAGCGCTCCCAGCTCAACACAGCATCAAACTTCATCACCGCCAGTTGATACTGGTCTTCGCCCAGGTCACGGCGGGCGGGGATAAAGCTCACTTCATCCATGAAGCTGTCAAACCCCTGCATCACGCGGGGCGGCAGATGTGTCGAAACAAAGGTGGTCAGGTCATCCAGCTTGCTCATACCATCCGCACCGTTGCCCGTTTCAGCCCTTTCATGCGGCGGATCACCATCGCCGCTTCCCCCAGCAATCCCTTGCGTGTGTCGTCTCCCTCCTGTCCCGGATGAGACTCGCGGCGGCCAATGGTGGCAAACTCGCCCAGCAAATCGGCTTTTGCCCTGGCAAACACCGCTTTTTGATACTGCGCACACAGCACGTTCTGGCCTTTCAGGCTGACGCCTGGCACATCCTGCGCCCGCATAAACCCCTTCGCCCGGCGGCTGGCCTCCACCTCAGCCAGATCGGCGTTGACCTCGCCCACTGCGGCCAGTAACGCCTGTGCGACGGTATCGGCAGCCAGATCGGCGGGAATGGTGCGCTGTGACTGAAAATCCCTGACGTTCAGGTCTGGCCAAAATCCATTGTTGGCCAGTAGCTCATCCTGATAATCAACCGGTGTTCCACTGAACATGCATCCCCCGTAAAAAGGCGGGCTGACCGGCTTCCACGGCACATCGCACACCCGGTGCATTGCCTCAGCCGCGCCCGCCTGGCTTGCGGTAGTCTTTTATTCCTTTTGCAGCGCACGAATGCGGGCGGCAATATTGCGGCGCATCGTGCCCACACCAACCTGGCGGTAAAACTGCTCGGCCTGATGCAACAGGGCATCCGCCGCCGTCAGCGTGTCGATATCCGCCGCTGCGGTCGCTCGTGGTTGCCCCTGCTCATCACGCAGCAGTAACAGCCCGGCGAACTTGAACCATTTGGCGGTGATCTCCTCATGTAGCCGCCAGTTTTCTGCCACATTCTTAAACGTGCGGGAAAAATACGGCTCCACACTCTGCCCTATGTCCGCTGTCTGCTGTGCCCAGGCCAGTACCGTATCGGCAACAAACGCCGCGAACGTGCGCCGGATGTTGTCAGGGGTGTGCTGTCCCTGCGCGATAGCGATATCCGCCCACGCCAGCCCCTGATCAAACTCTTCCACATCAAACAGCCACACCACGCAATGCGCGAACACCGGGTTTTGATACACCTCGCCGCTGTCCAGATAGCGCTGTACCGTTGGCAACCAGCGCGGCAGCAACTCCCGGCGTTTCATCTCTACCCTGTCGCGTAACGTGGGCTGACTGCGCAGCCGTGCCACGTCGTTTTCCAGCGCACGGAGTTGCACATGCAGGCTGTGATCGCCGGATACCGCCTGGCACCGGGATAACTGCTGCTCGGCGACCATCCGGGCGTTATGACGTTGCGCGGGTGACAGGGCCATGCGTTACGCTGGTTCCTTTTCTGCAGGCTCGGCCACGGTACCGATGGTGACGGCGCTTTCATCAAAAGAGGCATACAGTTCCGGGTATTCCACGGCGTACCCTTCGTTACGCAAATATTTGTTTTCAAACTGTTTGCGGTCTTCCACGAATTCAGCTTTACGCTGCCGGGTATTACGCTGGGTGTAGATATGCAGGTTCGACAGCGTGGTGACGGTCATACGCTTGCCCGGCATAAACGGCGGCACAATCGCCGGACGCCCGGCAATGGTACTGTCCAGCATCTGGGCGGCGATCTTCTCGGTCGGGCGGTCGGCCTTCTGGAACAGGCGATACTGTTCGGCGGCGACCAAATCCGCCCCGACCATCACCACCAGACGCGGGTCATTGCGGTATTGCTGGGGAATTTTGGCGTTAATCAAATCGGAGGCCATCGCATCCAGTGATTTGTAATCGCCGTTTTCGTCCAGTACCACCCGGTCAGTGATAATTTGCTGCCCGTCTTTGAAATCCTTCATGCGCTGATGCCAGCCAATGTTGACGTCTTCGCCGTTCGGGTTTTCGTCCGGGTCGGTGCTTTTGGCAACGCTGTTACCGTTAAAGCCGATCCGCAGCATATCCAGCGCAAACGCTTCATTCGAAAACGCCTGTACCAACTGGAAAAACTCATCTTCGCCGCCGGCGTTAGCCCACACCGACAGCAGATCCCAGGGCAGTGCCGCGCAGGAATCCGTCTCGACCAGCTTATAGTCGTTGCCTTCCACGCCGACCTGACGGATAAAGCGGCCCCCTTCCTTACGGCCGGTATGCAGCGCGGAACTGCCCACGGACACCACTTGCCCGGAGAGCTGATCCACATCCAGAACGTTAATCATGGACAGGAAATCCACACGCTCCAGCAGGGCAGCACGAAGCTGGGTTTCTTTCGGGTCGGTAAGCGCGAAATAACGGGCGGTATCCGCTACCCCATATTCCTGCGCCAGACCGACACTGTAGGCGCTCAGATATTCACGCGCCCGCTGATTTAAAAACATAATGCGTCCTCTCGATGTCGAGATAAAAAAAGAGGTATCACCAAAAAAATGGACTTACAGGAAATTAAACCCTTTGGGTTTATTGCCGACCTGACGCTGCGGCAATTTAGTGATAGAGCGATCCAACTTGCCGAAATTATTTAAAATCTTCGGCAGGTTATTACGCAGCGTGGCGAAATCTTCGGTATCCACCACCTCTTTTACCGTGTCCATATCGTCCTGAACGGCTTCCACTGCATCGGTGGTCTGGCTTTGCTGACTTTCCAGCGCAGTTACGCGGGATTCCAGTTCGGCCAGCGCTTCCGCCAGTGCCTGCAATTTATCGTCACCGCCTGCATCGTTGCTTTCGCCTTCACCCTCAGCGAATGCCTTCGGCTTAATACCGAACAGGCTATGCCATGATTTACTTGCCATGCTATTCCCTTTGATTTCTTTTACTTCATCAATAACCAGCGGCTTTAATGCACCGAATAAACGGCCGCGCTTTTTGCTACTGAAACGTAGCCGCGTGGTTCCCACGCTGGCCGGGGTATTGGTCACGCCCAGCCCTTCAAGATAGGTTTTTCCCGTGCCACGAAAATTCCCGTCTGGCGTTAGCTCCACCGAGCAAAACAGTAACTGCCCCTCCCGGTTAGCCTGCAATAACTGGTGGTTCGGGCGTAACTGGGCGAATAACCGCAGCAACCCGTCATCACCATTTTCGGCTTTTAATGCCAGTACCTCCCCCGCATTGCCGAACCATGTTTCATGCTCCGGCCAAATCAGGGCGGTATAGAGTTGCGGGTCATAGGTTTCAGCAGCATCAATTAACCACTGTCTTTCCATTACCCGCTTATCAACCGTTTCCCCCTCCGTGGCGATACAGATCCAGTTAGTCATTAACTGAGACATTTACATACTCCGCTTCTGTCGGATAACGGCATTATTACGGAATAAGAAACGGGCAGCGACCGGCTTTATTCGTCTCCATTCGGATAACGACGCTTTGACGAACACAGCGAAATAAACACCGGTCATAAAATAAAAATCGCGCCGCATAATACCGGCATGGCTAAATATTCTGATGAATTAATCGGTGTTGCACGGCTGCTCTATTTAAAAAGAGCCACACCGAAAGAAATCGCCGCTGATTTAAATCTGCCCAATGCGCGGATTATTTACTATTGGGCACAAAAATTCGGCTGGGCGGATTTACTCAGCGCCGAAAGTACTGAAGAGGCGATAGAGCGCCGTTATCAGTTGCTGGCCGGTCGGGATAAAAAGACCGAGCTGGAATTGCAGGAAATGGACATGCTGATCGCCCACGCCGTCAAACTGCGGGCGCAGAGCAACAAGCATAAAGAAAAACTCGCCGCCGCCGGTCACGGCAACACGCCCGGCTCACGCAGCAATGACGACGATGAACGCCCGGCCAAAAAGCGCCAGTACCGCAAAAACGACATTTCCAGCCTGACCAAAGAAGACTTTGACGCCTGGGCTGATGAACACCTGTTTGGCTATCAAAAACACCTGCGCCTTAATATTGGCCAGCAGGTGCGCAACATCCTGAAAAGCCGCCAGATTGGGGCCACCTGGTATTTTGCCTTTGAAGCCTTTGAAAATGCGGTGCTGACCGGTGAGCCGCAAATCTTCCTGTCGGCCAGTCGCGCCCAGGCAGAGGTTTTCCGCTCGTACATCGTCAACATTGCGCAGCAGTATTTTGATATCACCCTGACCGGCAACCCGATCCGTCTAAGTAACGGGGCCGAACTGCGCTTTTTATCCACCAACAAGAACACTGCGCAATCCTACAGCGGGCATCTGTACTGCGATGAATACTTTTGGGTGCCGAACTTTGCCCGCCTTAACGAAGTGGCCAGCGCAATGGCCACCCATGACAAATGGCGCACCACTTACTTTTCCACCCCCAGCGCCAAAACTCACCAGGCGTACCCGTTCTGGACAGGCGAAGAATGGAAACGCGGCAACAAGAAACGCGCCGGGGTTAACTTCCCCGGCTTTGACGAACTGCGCGACGGCGGGCGGCTCTGCCCGGATGGTCAGTGGCGGTACGTTATCACAATGGAAGACGCGATCCGGGGCGGTTTCAATCTGGCCAGCCTGGAAAAACTGCGCAACCGCTACAACGTGGACACGTTCAACATGCTGTATATGTGCGTGTTTGTGGACAACAAAGACGCGGTGTTCAGCTTTGACGACCTGGAGCGCTGCGGCGTAGACCCGGCCACCTGGCAGGATCACGACCCGACCGCGCCACGCCCATTCGGCAACCGTGAAGTTTGGGGCGGCTACGACCCGGCCCGCTCCGGCGACCTGTCCACGTTTGTGATTGTCGCCCCGCCCATCTACGACGGCGAGAAATTCCGCGTTTTGCTGGTCGTCAACTGGCACGGCATGAACTTCCGTTATCAGGCCAACCAGATCAAAAAGCTATTCCAGCGTTACCACTTTACCTATATCGGCATTGATGTGACCGGCATCGGCGCTGGGGTGTTTGAGAACATCCAGCACTTTGCCATGCGGCAGGCAACGGCTATCCGCTACGGCGTGGAAACCAAAAACCGGCTGGTAATGAAAGCGGCTGACGTGGTGGAAAGTCAGCGCATTGAGTGGGATCAGGATGAAAAGGCTATCCCGGCATCATTCATGGCGATACGACGCACCACCACGGCCAGCGGCAACGCCATGACGTTCATCGCCGACCGCAGCGCGGAAACCGGCCATGCAGAAGCCTTCTTCGCTATCGCGCACGCGCTGGATAACGAGCCGCTGAACTATGAGAACAAACCCCAATCCCGATGGAGACTGAAAAAAGCAGCATGAAAAGGACATCACACCGCCGCCAGAAGGCGCAAAACGCCCCGCGTAAAAAGATGAGTATTATCACTTTCGGCAAGCCGGAACCGGTACTGACTACCGGCACCGATTACCGTGATGTGTGGTATGACAATGAGTTTAATCACTACACCCTGCCGATAGACCGGCTCGCCCTGGCTCAACTGGTCAACCTGAACGGCCAGCACGGCGGCATTCTCTACGCCCGCCGTAACATGGTGGCCTCTGACTATCAGGGCGGTGGTCTGTCTCACGATGACATACTGGCCGCCGCGTTCGACTACCTGACCTTTGGTGATATCGCCATTTTGAAAGTGCGCAATGGCTGGGGAGAGGTGATCGCCCTGACGCCGCTACCCGCGCTGTATACCCGCATCCGCAAAACCGGGGAATTTGTGGTATTGCAGAAAGGCGAACCGCTGGTTTACCCGCCGGAAGACGTGATTTTCATCAAGATGTACGACCCGCAACAGCAGATTTACGGCCTGCCGGATTACATCGGCGGTATTCACTCGGCCTTGCTGAACAGTGAAGCGGTGATTTTTCGGCGTCGTTACTACCATAACGGGGCACACACCGGCGGTATCCTCTACACCAGCGACCCGAACATGACCGACGAGATCGAAGAAGAAATCGAGCGCCAGTTAGCCAGCAGCAAAGGGATCGGCAACTTCTCCACTATTCTGGTGAATATTCCAAACGGCGATAAGGAAGGGGTGCAATTTATCCAGATGGGGGATATCAGCGCCAAGGACGAATTCGCCAACGTGAAAAACATCAGCGCCCAGGATGTACTGAATGCACACCGTTTCCCGGCTGGGCTGTGCGGCATCATCCCGCAAAACGCTGCCGGGCTGGGCGACCCGGAAAAGGCGCGGAACACGTACCGCAAAGACGAGGTGATCCCAATTCAGCGCCGTTTTATGGCCTCCATCAATAAAGACCCCGAAATACCGCAAAATCTGCATTTAATCTTTGATGTTGGCGATGATACAACGATTCAGGGTGCGTAATGGGGCATAAAACGTTAAAATTTAGCCATATTTTAGAGGCCGGAGCATGGAATATGCGGGTATTAAAGATTGAATGCCCGGAGTGCGGCGCAAAAGCCGTTATCCGCAAGACAAACCGCAAACACCGACAGATTGCAGATATTTACTGCGCCTGTGCAGATGTGGAATGCGGCTACACCTTTGTGATGAACCTGACCTTTTCCCACACACTCAGCCCCAGCGCCAAAACCGGCGATCAGTTACTGCAAACGGTGTTGAATAACCTGAAACCCGAACAGCGACAAATGGCATTAGACCTGCTGAGAACCGCTGCCGCCTAAGCCGCATTACGCGGCTTGTAACGTCATCAATTGCCCCGCCAGTTCAGCAATCCAGATCAGCGCAATTTGCCTGTCCCGCTCATCATTCCCCTCCATCCCGGCATTTTTGGCCAGAAAGGCAATACGCTCAACAATCAGTGACTGTTCAAACTCCCTATCCATTGGTCATCTCCTACGGCTAATAGCGCTCACGTAACAAAACATTTCAAAATATAAATACGAAGCTAACAAACTATTAGCGGTTCCGTGTTTATCATCCACCAACGGACATTGAGCCTGATTCCCTGTTATACGCGAAGTCAAAAAGTGATCTCAATCATGCTATCTTCTCTTAATTTTCATAGCAGTTTTCAGATACCAAAAT